GCAGTATCTAAAAATAAACCTATTCTTGTAGGAGAAAAGGGACCAGAATTATTTGTACCAAATCAAACAGGACAGATTACTCAAAACGCAAGAGGTACTTCTGGATCTCCAGTCAATGTTAATTTTAATATCAATACTGTTGATGCTAGTGGCTTTGAAGAATTATTAGTAAGATCAAGAGGAACAATAACTCAACTTATTAATAATGCAGTCAACGAAAGAGGAAGGGCGGCTTTAATATAATGGCTGGTGCATTTCCTATATCTTCATCTGCATTTTCTACAATGGGTATTAGAAGTATTCAAAATACAATAATATCAAAATCTCAATCAGGAAAAAAATTATCAAGACAAATAGATGGTCAAAGATTTGCTTTTACTGCATCTATAATTACAGGAAAAAGATCAGATGTCTATGGAGAGCTCATGGCTTTTATTATGAAACAAAGATCACAGAAAGAAAATTTTACAATTATTCCTCCAGAATTAGAAGATGCTAGAGGAGTTGAAACAGGGACACTTGCAGTCAATGGAAGTCATACTGCTGGAGATACAACAATAGCTATAGATGGTTTTGCAAGTGATACAGCTAATAGATTACGACAGGGTGATTTTATAAAGTTCAATGGACATACTAAAATTTATATGGTTGTTGCTGACGTTACAAGTTCATCAGGAGCTTCGACAGTAACTATTGAGCCACCTTTAATTTCTGCATTAGCAGATGATGAAGCAGTAGCTTATGATAATATTCCTTTTACTGTTCATCTTGTAAACGATATACAAGAGTTTGGAGTTGTAGGTGCATCTAGCACAGGCGAACTATTATATGAGTTCGAATTAGATGTTGAAGAAGCTCTCTAATGGCAAAATATTTAGTACGACATTGGCTTAATGTAGATGTTATAGCTGAAAAAGTTATTGATGAATCTGAAGTTGATATGAAAACTAATGATTTAGGAAGACATAAAATCCCTGATGGCACATTTAGTTTTGTTGTGATAAAAGGAAACGAAAAGATAAATAGAACAACATACGAAATATATGACGAGAGCATTAAGCACAGCAGTAAAGAACGAACTAGCGACGAATGAGATTCGACCAATACATCTTATCACTATCGGTTTTGCTACTCCTGTTAATATTACTGATAATTCATTTTCAATAACATCTTCCGTATCAGGTAGTTCAGTTACTTATATAGCTAGTGATTTTATATTAGGTATTTCAAATTTTAGCGAAGAAACTGATGTAAATTTATCTCCGATTACTTTGAGTCTTTCAGGTGCAGATCAAACTTTTATTTCTACAGTTTTAAATGAAAATATTACTAATGATGAAGTAAAAATATTTAGAGGTTTTTTACAAGATACAAATGTTCTCTTTAGTGATCCATTTCTTTTATATAATGGACAAATTGATAATTTTAGTATTTCAGAATCAGATACAGATTCGTTAGTTAATCTTGATATAGTTTCACATTGGGCTGACTTTGAAAAACGATCTGGTCGTAAAACAAATAACACATCACAACAAAGATTTTTTTCAACAGATGTAGGTATGGATTTTAGTTCTCAAACAGTACAAGATATAAAATGGGGTAGGGCTTAATGATTAAAAAACTTTTCAAAGCAGTAGCAAAAATATTTAAACCTGTAGTCAAAATATTTCAAAAAGCTATCTCGTGGTTAATACCTACACCAGACATTCCAGATTTTGGACAATCTGAATTTGATGATTTTGAAAAAGGTATTCTAGTAAATAAACAATCTAATGATGCATCTATTCCTGTTGTATATGGAGAAAGGCTTATTGGGGGCACACGTGTCTTCCTAGAAACATCTGGATCCGACAATGAGTTTTTATATATGGCTTTAGTAATGTGTGAGGGAGAAATAAACTCTATAGAAGAAATACGAGTAGATGATAAAGTCGTAACATTTTCTGGTGCTTTAACAGATAATACTCAAAGAACAGTTGCTAGTTCAGATTCTAATTTTTATAAAGATGGAGCAAGTTATATTACAATAGAGCCACATTTAGGATCTGATGGACAATCTGCATCAAGTTTATTATCAACATTATCAAGTTGGGGTAGTAACCACAAATTATCTGGAATTGCATACCTAGCTCTTAAATTTAAATGGAATCAAGATATATTCGGATCTATTCCAAAAGTTCAAGCTAGAATAAAAGGAAAAAAAATAGTTACATTAGCATCTAATCTTTCAGAACAAACTGCATCTTATTCAACTAATCCAGCATTTTGTATTTTAGATTATTTAAGAAACGAAAGATATGGAAAAGGTATTGCAACAGCTGATATAGATTTACAAAGTATTTATGATGCATCACAAGTTTGTGTCACTCAAGTAACTCCATTTTCTGGAGGATCTGACATAAATCTTTTTGATACAAATGCAGTTTTAGATACATCAAAAAAAGTTATTGAAAATATAAGAGAACTAATAAAAGGTTGTAGAGGATTTTTACCTTATTCATCTGGAAAATATAAATTAGTTATTGAAACAACAGGATCAGCTTCTATTACATTGACTGAAGATGATATTATAGGTGGTTATAATTTATCAAGTCCTAGTAAGAATGAAAGATATAATAGAGTTATCGTTACATTCGTAAATCCAGATCGAAATTTTCAGGCGGACGAGGTACAGTTTCCCCCTGTTGACGATTCAGGTTTATCATCATCGGATCAGCACAATACAATGAAGACTGCTGATGGGGGCTTTTTGCTAGAAGGTAGGTTTGATTTTAAAACATTAACAAGTCCATACCAAGCTGAAGAAATGGCAGAAATTATTTTGCGTCGTAGTAGAGAAGCACTTCAACTTTCTATCAATGTAGGATTCAATGCGTATGATTTAGCTATTGGCGATTTGGTAAATATAACACATGCTTCATTAGGATTCTCGTCAAAAACTTTTCGTGTGATGTCTTTAACTTTTAATGAAGATTTTACAATTAGTTTAGATTTAGTTGAGTATCAAGGTAGTCATTATACTTTTGCACCAAAAGCTGAACAAACTACAACACCATCTACAAATCTACCTAATCCATTTGTAATACAACCACCAGCTTCATTGACATTAACTGATGAAATGATTGAATATTCTGATGGAACTGTAATCACAAGATTAAACATTTTAGTCGGAGCTTCTCCAGATTCTTTTGTATCTAATTATCAAGTTGAAGCAAAAAAATCTACAGAATCAGATTTTAAAATTATATCGACAGGATCACAACTAAATCACGAAATGCTAAATGTTGTTGATGATATTTCTTATGATGTGCGTGTAAAAGCAATCAATAGTTTAGGAGTATCTTCAAGTTTTGTTTCAGCTACAAGAAAAATTGTAGGTGCAACAGATACACCAAGCGACGTATCTGACTTTAATATTTCAATGACAGGATCGAATCAAATGCAATTGCAGTGGACACCTGTTTCAGATTTAGACATTGAATTTTACGAAATAAGATATTCTATGGGATCTGGATCTACAGAGTGGTTTAATACTTCTCCTCTAGTTCAAGTTCCTAGAAGAAAATCAAATAGTGTAGTCGTCAATGCATTAAAACCACCATTTAATTTATACATCAAAGCAGTTGACAAACTAGGCAATGAATCAGCTAACGCTACATTAATAGCTTCTAATGTAATAGCTTTGCAATCCTTTGAAGATATTTCAACAATCAATGAAGAAACTGCATTTGCTGGAACATTTACTAATTCATTTAAAGGACAGGACAGTAATGGAACACCAGCAATAACATTAGATACAATAACACTTTTTGATGACCGTAGTGGTAATTTTGATGATGCAGATTCTAGTGGATTCTTTTTTGATACAGGAGGATTAGCTAACAATATTTCTGGATCTGGAAATTATGTATTTTCAAATACATTTTCTTTAGATGCAGTTTATGATGCCACATTTCAAACACAAATAACAATGGAATCAGATGATCCTTACGATTTATTTGATTCTGGTAGAGGAGCTTCCCTTTTTGACAGCGCTCGTGCACCATTCGACGGTAATGCACCTACAAATAATAATGCTATAATTCAAATAGGAGCTGATGATTCTAGTTTATCAAATATAACTTCTTTTAGTACAGTTTCACAACAGGGAACATTCAAAGGTAGATTTTTTAAATTTAGATGTGTGATGGAGTCTTCTAATAATAATGCAAGACCAGTAGTTACAGGATTACAAGCTAAATTAGTATTAGAAAAAAGAACTGAAACAGGAGATGATATTGCATCAGGAAGTTCTACTAAATCAGTTACATTTACAAATGCTTTTTTCCAAATTCCAAATATTACAGTCACAGGGCAAAATTTAGCTTCTGGGGATTTTTTTGTAATTACAAATAAAAGTAAAACAGGCTTTGACATTGTATTTAAAAATAGTAGTAATACTATAATAGATAAAACTTTCGACTTCCAAGCTCGTGGAGTAGGGTTGAAAAATTAAAAAAAAAGGACTATAAAGAAGCATGTCTCAAGTAACCGACGTAACACTAAACAATCAGGCTTTCGGAACTTTCCGAAGCGAGCTTAATTCAATTTTAGGTGCTTTGAACTCTGCACATGTTGGAAGTTCAGCACCTGGCTCAGTAACGACAGGAACAATTTGGGTGGACAACGGAACATCAGGAAAATTAAAGGTTAAAATAAACGACGGATCTGATAATGTAGAATTATTTGAAATTGATATATCTTCAAATGCAATAACAAGTAATATGTCAGTTACAGGAACAATAACAGAAGCAGATCCAAATGCTTTACCATTAGCTTTGGCATTAGGATAGGAGAATAAATGGCAAATACTTTCAAACAAATCAACTTCGCAGCAGAACCTAATTCTGCTGGAACACCTTACGTAGTTTATACAACAGCTTCATCTACAACTACAGTAATCATTGGTTTAATTTTAACAAACATTCACACTACAGGAGTAACGGCAGAAGTTGAATTAGTTTCTACAACAGCAAATAGAGGTGGTGCAAACAATGTTGCAAATGGAACGTCTTTTTTAGTTAAAGATGTAAGTATTCCTTTAGGTTCATCATTAGAACTTTTAACAGGTGGTAAAGTTGTTATGGAAGCTGGAGATGCAATAAGAATAGATTGTTCAGTTGCAGATAAACTTTCTGGCTCATTATCAGTTTTAGAAATTACGTAGGAGAATAAATGAGTTATATCGGTATTCCACCACAAGCTAATTTTTCTTCAGGTCTATTAGATAGATTTACTTCTACTACAGGAACAACAGTAACCCTAACACATGATATAGCTTCAGAAAACGATATAGTCGTATTCGTAAATTTTGTAAAACAAGACAGCACAACATATTCAGTAGGTGGAACAGGAAATAAAACATTAACACTTGGTGGCACATTAGTTTCATCTGATATTGTAGAAGTTCATTATTTAAACATTGTAGGTCAAACAGTGAATCCATCTGCAAATAGTGTAGGCAGTTCTCAATTAACTGCTGATGTAATTACAGGGCAAACAGAATTAGCATCAGGTGTAGCTTCAACAGATGAACTTTTAATTTCTGATGCTGGAACTTTAAAAAGAGTAGATGTATCTTTGATTGGTGGAAATAATACACCATCTTTTTATGCAACATTAACATCTGATCAAACTATCAATGATGCAACAGCAACTAAAGTTCAATTAAATAATGAAATATTAGATACAGATAACAATTTTGATAATTCTTCCAATTACAGATTTACTCCAACAACTGCTGGGAAGTATTTGATATTTGGTGCAGTTATGTTAAATGCACAATCTAATACAAATATGGACGTATTTGAGTTTTATTTACAAAAAAATAGTGATGTTATAGCACAAACAACAAATACTTTTTTAAATAATCCAATAAGAGAAACACAAGGAACTTTAAGCTGTGTTGTTGATATGAATGGGTCATCTGATTATATTGAAATGTATGCTTATATTGATACAGGAAGTAATGGTGCTGGACTTGTTAAAGGACATAGTTCTCCAAGAGCAAGATCATATATGGGTGGAATGAAAATAATAACATAGGATAAATTATGGCATTTAGTAAAATTATAGCAGAGAGTATGGACTTAACAGATACATACGCATT